TACTTTTTCATATGACCTCCTTTATGTATGATATCGGGGCAGGCTTTTATTGATGTTTCACCTGCCCCAAAAGCTAAAGGACACACTACTAAATATTTTCTTCCAGAGGGACAGCTTAATATGGCTGTCTTTTTTGTATGCAAAATCACAGAAAGGAGCTGATGATATATCAAACTAACTTTAAAACAACAGAGATTTGCTGATGAATATATCATCAGTGGAAATGCGACGGATGCAGCCATAAAGGCAGGGTACAGTAAGAAGACGGCAAATGTTATAGGCGTTGAAAACCTAATAAAACCTAATATCAAATCCTATATTGATGAAAAACTCAAAGAGTTATCAGATAAAAAGATTGCCGACCAACAGGAGGTACTTGCTTACTTAACTGCAGTGCTCAGAGGTGAAACACAGTCGGAGATTGTAGTTGTCGAGGGAGTCGGTGAAGGCTGTAGCGAAGCAAGAAGGTTGCAGAAGCTTCCTGACGAGAAGGAACGATTGAAAGCCGCCGAGCTTTTAGGCAAGCGTATGGGGCTGTTTAAAGACAAGTTGGATGTTACCGCTAATGTGCCGGTAATTATCTCAGGAGGTGATGAACTTGAAGATTGACAGTATTAAGATTCAGCTGCCTGAGGTGGTAGGCAAAGGATACGGTACATATTGGCGGTATAAAGGCCGATACAGAGTCTGTAAGGGTAGCCGTGCGAGTAAAAAGTCTAAGACAACCGCATTATGGTATATATGGGCAATTATGAAGTATCCGCAGGCTAATTTGCTTGTGGTCCGCAAGGTATTCAGGACATTAAAGGATAGTTGCTTTACAGAGCTTAAATGGGCGATAAGAAGGCTGAAGGCTGAGAGTCATTGGGAGGTGAAAGAATCACCGCTTGAGATGACTTACATCCCGACAGGGCAAAAGATATATTTCAGAGGATTAGATGATCCGCTTAAGATTACATCAATCACGGTAGAACAAGGATATCTTTGTTGGATGTGGTTGGAGGAAGCCTATGAGATATCAAATGAAAATGACTTCAATATGCTTGATGAGTCAATAAGAGGCGCTATTCCTGATGATGTAAAGCTGTTTAAGCAGATAACAATAACACTGAATCCTTGGAATGAGCATCACTGGATAAAGAAAAGGTTCTTTGATGCTCAGGATGATGAGATTTTAGCAATGACTACAAATTATCTTTGCAATGAGTGGCTTGATAAGGCCGATCTGAAGGTATTTGAGTCGATGAAAAAGAACAACCCACGAAGGTATCAGGTTGCAGGCCTTGGAGAGTGGGGCATAGTTGACGGACTTGTATACGAAAACTGGGAAGAAAAAGCCTTTGATATAAACGAGATAAAAAAGATATCAACAATACAGTCGGTATTCGGGCTTGACTTTGGTTATACAAACGACCCAAGTGCTTTGTTTTGTGGCCTTGTAGATACAAAAAGCAAGACAATATGGATATTTGATGAAATGTACAAAAAGGGCATGAGCAATGAAGCTATAGCGGATGAAGTTACTAAGATGGGATACGCCAAAGAGCGTATAAGAGCCGACAGTGCGGAGAAAAAGAGTATAGACAGGCTTTATACTTTAGGCTTATCGCATATAACTGCTGCAAGAAAGGGGCCGGACAGCATAGTTCACGGTATCGACTTTATACAGGACTACCACATAATAATTCATCCAAGGTGTGTGAACTTTATCACAGAGATATCCAACTACACATGGGCAAAAGACAGCAAGACAGGAAATATGATAAATAAGCCTATTGATGATTTTAACCACTTAATGGATGCAATGAGATACGCTCTTGAGGATATCTCGATGGGTTCTGTATACAGTTTTGATTAAGGAGTGAAGATGTGGATTTCATAAAAAGAATAATTTTGGCAATCAGTCAATTTTTTAATAAAAAGAGTATAGCAGGCATATCGGGAATAAGTATTCTAAAGAATGAGACGCTGATATGGAGGTCTTCACCTGATAGGGTAATGCAGCTAAAAGGTGCAATGTACTATGAAGGAGTCCAAGACATATTGAGGAGAAAAAGGACGGTGATAGGTGAAGGCGGAGATCTGCAGGAGGTTAGCAATCTGCCAAATAACAGAATCATAGACAACCAGTACGCGAAGCTTGTTAATCAAAAGGCTAATTACCTACTTGGACAGCCGTTTGTAGTAAGTTCAGACAATAAAGACTATCTTGAGTGTTTAAAGCAGGTGTTCAACAAAAAGTTTATGAGAAATATAAAGACAGCAGGAAAATATATGTTAAACACAGGCATAGCATGGATTTATCCACACTATGATGGCAGTGGACAGCTAAGCTTTAAAGTTTTTCCAGGATATGAAATTTTGCCTTTTTGGGAAGATGACGAAAAGACCAAAGTAAGGTTGGCTGTACGATTATACAAAACGGATGAATACACATACAACGGAACTAAGACTGAAGTGGAAAGAGTTGAGGTATATGCTCCGGATGGTGTGTACAGATTTATATTAAGCGGTGAAGCCATAAGAGGTGATGACATTATCCCATATAGCGCTTATGTAAATACAGAAAATGAAAACTATAATTGGGGTAGGATACCTTTAGTGCCGATGAAATATCATGACGGCACACCGTTACTAAAGCGAGTTAAATCCCTCCAAGACGGTATCAATATAATGCTCTCGGACTTTGAAAACAACATGCAGGAAGACGCAAGGAATACTATTCTTGTCATTAAGAATTATGACGGGCAGGATTTAGGAGAATTTAGGCAGAAGCTTGCATTGTACGGAGCTGTTAAGGTCAGAAGCAATGATAGTGAAAAAGGTGGAGTTGATACTCTTGAGGTTAAGGTGAATGTAGACAACTACAAAGCTATTATTGAGATATTCAAAAAAGCCTTAATTGAGAATGGGATGGGTTACGACGCTAAAGATGATAGAATGTCTGGCAATCCTAATCAGATGAATATTCAGAGCATGTACAGTGATATTGACTTAGATGCAAACGATATGGAAACAGAACTGCAGGCGGCTTTTGAGGATTTGCTTTGGTTCGTGAAGGCACACTTATCCAATATGGGATTAGGTGACTTTGAAGATGAAGAGGCTACTATCACATTTAACAGAGATATCTTGATAAATGAGACCGAGGCGATAGATAGTTGTGTTAAGTCTGTAGGCATTTTGTCGGATGAGACTATCATAGAGCAGCATCCTTGGGTAGATGATGTTCAGAAGGAACTTGAGCGTATAAAGAGGCAAAAAGAAGAGCAGGTAAAAGAGCAATATGGTGCTTTTAATGATACCAACTTGGGGGATGGTGATGATATGTGAAGAACTCGGACTACTGGATAAACAGATTCGGTCAGCTTGAAAGCGTTACAAATAAAGATGCTATGGAGGCCTACAGGGATGTTGAGGAAATATACCAAAAGGCTCAAATAGAGCTTGAGGATAAAATAAATAACTGGTATCAAAGATTTGCAACAAACAATCAAATATCTATGGCAGAGGCGAGAAAGCTATTAACCACAGGAGAGATGAAAGAACTTAAGTGGTCGGTAGAAGAGTATATAAAGCATGGCAAAGAAAATTCTATCAGCGGTCAGTGGGCAAAAGAACTTGAGAATGCGTCAGCAAGGTTTCACGTATCAAGGCTGGAGGCATTAAAGCTTCAGACACAACAAAGCATTGAGGCGCTGTACGGCAATCAATTAGATATCGTAGACAGCGCAATGAGAAAAGCATATTCACAGAGGTACTATAGGACGGCTTTTGAGTTTCAGAAAGGTTTTGGAGTAGGGTTTGCCGTAGACAGGCTTGATGAAAATACACTTAGTAATATAATCAATAAGCCTTGGGCAGTTGACGGCTATAATTTTTCTAAGAGGATATGGACTAACAAAGAAAAGTTGATAGGCGAGCTTCACAGTTCTTTAACAAGAAATATAATTACCGGAGCGGACCCGGCTAAGGCTATAAAAGAGATAAAGTCTAAAATGGGAGTATCAAGCAACGCGGCAGGCAGGCTTATAATGACGGAGTCTGCCTATTTTGGTTCTGTGGCTCAAAAAGATATGCTTAATAATCTTGATGTTGAAAAGTATGAGATTGTGGCTACATTGGACAGCAAGACATCTGAGATATGCAGAAGCCTTGACGGTAAAGTATTTGATATGAAGGACTATCAGGCAGGCGTTACAGCCCCGCCATTCCACCCATACTGTAGAACTACTACGGCACCGTATTTTGATGACTGGGAAGAACTGGGGGTTGAAAGAGAACGAGTTGCAAGGAATGATAAGGGTAAGAACTATTTTGTTGACGGCAATATGACTTATAAGGAGTGGGAGGCAAAAATTAAGAAAAGTAATAATCAAGAACACGGAGGAAATAGTTTGGATAAACCTGTTGCTGTTAAATTAGGGCATTACAGTGCAGAAATGACTATTGAGCAGCACAAGTTTTCCAAAGGAGCGAGAAATGATTATAATTTAGATGATGCGGTTGTATATGAGTTAGAAGATGGTGTAAAATTTGTATTTCCTAAGGATTATGATAGGAAATTTCAAAGTATGACACCTGATAAGGCAGTTGATTTATGGTACAAGGTACCTGAGGTGGTAAGAAAACAAGCTCAAAAAACAATAGAATTTGTTGATTACTATAATCCTCAAGACTATTATTGGCAGAAAATATATAAAGATTTTTCTCATTCATATGCGACAGGCGGGGAAACAATAACATTTTATCGTTATGAACAGCCTCACGATGATTTGTATGTAATTAGAACTTATTGTCATGAAGCTGGGCATTTTATCGATACAAACAGAGGGGTAAATGGATTGGATTACTCTCAAGGTTCTGACTGGACTAAGGCTATGAAGAGTGATATATTACATTCAAATAGAATTTCTCCTACTACTTATGGCGAGAATTCTAATGCAGAAGATTTTGCAGAGTCTATTGTAGAGTTTTTGTGGGATCCAATTTATTTTGAAGAAAATTTTCCAA